GCATAATCAACATTACTTCGTTAATCAAATCAGGGTGATCTAACACAAATTTTTTCACCCGGCTATGTGCACAAGCAATTTTAAATAAATCTTCGGGCTTTCGGTCCTTTACATCGAAAACTTTCATCATTTCATTCACTTCCTGAAATTCAAGCCCATACAACCGCGACATATCTTTTATTGCTGCCCGAAGCTGTAACGCACTATAAGTTCCCACAGAACAAACCTGATTCCACCCATAGCGTTCTTCCATATATTTTTTAACGCGGGGTCTATCTTCACCCGGATAGTCACAATCAATATCCGGCAAAGAAACTTTAACACGACCTGCATTCAAAAATCTCTCAAATAGTAGATTATAACGCATGGGGTCAAGCTTTGTAATTCCTAACAAAAACGATACAAGACACCCCCCTGCTGATCCACGTGAAATACCCGTCATAATACCATTACGATGGCACCAGTTAATAATATCCCACGTAATTAAAAAATAATCGATTGCTTCACCAAGTTTTATTACACCCACTTCCCTATCTATACGTTCAGCAATAGTCTCTTCACCCCATTCATCAAGTAATTCAGGATGACGTTCCAAACCAAGGTCTATAAGATGCCAAAAGAGATCCTCATTTGTTTCAAACTGAGCTGATTCCTCAGGTGTCATTTTATAACGCGGTAAATGACGCTTTTTCACATCAATGGTAAAATCCATCGCATCTGCCAAATCATTTAAAAGCTGAACAGCTTCTTCAAAACGATTATAAGCTTTTTCAACTCCAGCATCTGAATCAGGGAACATAGCCGCTAATTCCATAAAATACTGATCGTTTGTTTTAAAATACTGGTTATTGCTTTCATAGGCAGTAGTTCCACCGATACTATGCAGCCGGGGCCGAATACAACTGTATTCTTCATCTAAATACCATGCATCAACAGCCGCTACAGGAATTAATTCTGAATCATTAAAAAATTTTCTAAGATTCAGCAAATAATTTTTATCCCTTTCGTTATCTACATATTCACAAGGGTCTAACTGATACAAAGCTGCATCTATTTTTAACCCTTTCAGTTTGTCATAATCGGTAGTTTTAGGATCTAAAAATAAAATCAAATTTTCATTACCGTCAGTGATTTTCCTAAAATCATCAAGACCTATATACTTAGGATTGTCACAGTTAATAAATTTGTTAATAGTTAACAAATCCCTCCACCCTATTTCATTCCTAACATAAACCTTTACCGTAAAACGGTAATCGTTCTTTTCGTCAAGAACGGTACATTCCATACCAATAACACTTTTCAAACCATTTTTCTGACACTCTTCCTGAAATTTAAGTGCCCCGGCTAAAGTGTTTTTTTCACAAATACCTAAAGTATGAATTCCTAAAAATTTTGCCTTTTTACACCAGTCTGAATAAGTACCCGAACCAGAAGTAAGTTCATATTGCCCATGAACTCCCAAAAATACCTGAATAGGAAATTCCTGATTTGCCTGCCCTAAATATTTCAACCGAATCAATTTTACCGAATTTTCTGAACCCTTTGGGAGCATATAATAAACCCCTCCAAAACTAAAGGCATAATAATCACAATCTGTTTCAACAGACCCTTCGGAATTTCCTTTTCGGGCATCATCAGCAGGAACACCTACAAAATTAAAATCATCATCAAACAGTGCACCATCAAAAGCAGGTTTGTATAATTCAAAAGTCTTACCATCTATTTCAACAATAAAATCTGAAATAACATCATAAGACATTAAATTATCATCCAAGTATTTTAAAAAATTTTCCATACTAATACCGGGTAACAATGTTAATCAATTCAGCTGTAATATTATCTCCATCCTTAAAACCTTTGTTAATAAAATACCGGGCAAAATTTTCACTGACATGATCATTAATTTCATACCGGGGTGACTTGTAATCACAAAAAATAAACTTCACGTCTTTTGACATCATTTTACCTACGTTTAAAATAGCCACGACCTCCTCAGCAAAACGAACAGAACCAAACGCAATATCAGCTGTATATGCATCAAATTCATCCAATTTAACCCATTCCTCTGTTATTCTTTTGGCTGTCCAATCAGCCCACACTGCTGGTCCAGCTAATGTTTTTATATATTCTCCACAACGTTGTAAAAGTTGTCGTCCAGTCACCATCGAAGCATAAGGGGTGTCAGTTAATGGGTTAGTAGGAGTGGTAATCACCTGTCCGTTATTTTTCCAGTATGAATACGAATCACTATTAATGTCCATTTTAGCAGCTTTACCAGTTAAAATAAAAGCTAATGTTTCACGTATTCCATCACTAAAATCCCCATCAAGTGTTTTAATACCCTTAATAGTATTGGCACGTTTTAACTGATCTAATCTATATGATTTTCCACTGCCAATCGCTCCAATAAACCCATAAACAATTCCTTTATCCTTCATAAGTCACAATAAATTTTAAAATACTTTTAAAATAAGTCCAATTGTTGGAATACTCTTTAAACATTTCCTCACAGTTTTTTATCACTGCTTTCAGTTTACAGGTATTATTCCCCAATGCTTCTTCATTTTTACAAAAAATCCACAAATCTAAAATGTCACACATTTTAAACAGTAAAAACTGCATATGTGTCATATATTCCTTTAAAGCCTCATCACTATAACCCGATAAAGTAGAATCACTATTACAAATTTCTTTTTCAATTATGTGCCACGCCTCACGGGTTTTATCATTATAGCTTTTCACGCAGTGGTTTAAATCTCCTGTCACACTTTCTAAAAAGTCATGCATTAGCACCTTCTCAAAAACATTAATGTCATAAGAAATATTTTCCTCAGAAGCAAACCATCTGAAAAGCATTCCAACTACAAAAGAATGCTCTAAAAGATTGTAACCACGATGATGTGGTGTGTTGGGTAGCCGATGAATATCTTTCATCCCCAATAGAAGGCGTATTTTTTTGTCATTCATATTACTTAAATAAATCATTCAACAACGGGTTATAAAACTCAACAGGTTCTTTCAACCAATATCTTAAAAATACCCGACCCCAATCTAAAAATAATGGATTTAATGAACTGGTTAAATGTGCCAAAGCCTCTTCTTTACTGGTAATAATACCCTCCCGGCACGACTTTTCAAACTTTAAAAGAGCTTGAATATTAATATCAAATTCATCCAACGAAAAATGGGTATTGGGGTAAGTAAATTCTAAATGTGTTGCAAAAGATTCAATATCTAATTGCGCAATTTGTTTCACTAACGGCCAAAAATCCTCATACACATGTAAATTATCTACTTTGTGAAAATAGGAACCAACGGGCACGCCCACCATAGCAGCTACATATTCCTGCATCAAAGTAAAATTAAACACATTAACTGCTGAAAAACCCCAGATAACATCATTACTACGCATATCCACATAGCAATTCATCTTACCATTCACTACCATGAAATGAATAGAACGTGTGCAAGGAGTATCTTTTGTCACTAAAAGACCAGCTTTTCCATTTATTTTTGTTACTCGTGCATCAAAATCATCTGCCACGGGATCAGCTATACTGATAACCGCTTCACGGGTGTGAATGTCTTCATTAAACTTTTCAATCACAAACCGTAATTGATCAGTTTTTTCCTGACTAGAACCAATACCCGCACCTTTATACTGACGGTAAAAAGTATAATCTAAAAAATTATAATTCATAGCTTCATGGTTATCTCCAAATCTACGAATACGAGGCCCATATCCGGCACGCATATGCAAACCATCATCACTAAAATTTTTTAGATTTTTTACATAGGTGGCAGGCATTTCTAAATGATTGTCACCACTAGCAATCCAAAGGGATTCAACCCACCCCAAAGTCTTATTCCACTTTCTTTCAGGAATATGGATATATCGATTCGTAGGGTTTGTGATTTCTATTATGACTGCCGATGGAATTTCAAGACACTTAAAATTTCGTCTTTGTACCTCTATCCCGTTTCGGGATAAAGCCTGACATACGGCTATTAAAGCCGTATCTAAATTTTCTGTTTTTATATACATGGTTCATTAATTAAATGATTAGTCCTTATACTTCCATTTGTAACCTCCAGCTGTTTCATGCTTTAGTTTTCCTTTACAACAAGCCCCAATATTAGGAAAACCGCCTACAAATTGCATAGCCTCTTTAATTGAAGAAAATTCACGCAATTCATTACCATTCAAATCCATTTGTACAATAGTTTTACGTTTGGCAATAGCTGCCGACCGTTGGGCTTTACGTAACCCACGGGTAAATTCTTCCTTTTGGGTTTTCCATTGTTTACGACACCTTTCTGCTTGGGCTTCACGATTCTCTTTAATGCTAAAAAATTGTTTCACAGCTAGTTTAGCTTCTTCCTTAAAAAGTGGGTTTTTAGAATGAAAAGTTTTAATTCTTTCAGATTGTTTTTGCCTTTCTGAATTATTCGCAAAACGTTTTACAGCCGCATCAGACAAATGATTACAATATTCTTTGTTATCCCATAAACGCTTCATTCTTGATATGAAACACCCTCTTTCTTTTTCAGAATATATACGTCCTCGGGTACCTTCCCCTCCATCTGTCATATTGTAGCCATTGTGTTTGGTGTCGTAATACTTGATATAAAATTGTTCTAGGACATTTAAATCTGAAATTAATTCTTGAGGGGTATTTGATTCAATACATTCTAACTCTTCAATTTCAAACTTTTCAAACCCGTACTTACGCATGGCTTGATGAATATTAAAATTAGACCCCTTGGTAGCTGACATAAAATGTCTGTGCAATCTTTTCTCCACTGTTTGCGTGGTTTGACCAATATACATTTTATTAGTCACCGTACATTGTATTCCATAAATATAACCCCGATACATTTTAATCAATTTTTATTTCACTTGGCTTAGGAAGTTTAGCGTTCCACTTTGGTGGGAAAACAAACTTAATATTAGTACGTGTTGGTTTATAAGTATGTTTAATCCTTTCAGATTTCTTACCATTACTAAAGTTCATCCCCAAGCCTTTTGCAAACTTGCTGCATTCACACAAAGTGTTTTGTAAATTTGTTAAAGTAGGAACCTGTTCCCACGGTAACGGGTTCCACTTCATACCTGTTTCCTTACAAAACTCATACATCTTTTCTTCAAAATGTTCACTAATCCAATGTATTGCACCAACATTATCAAAGCCTTTCGTCTTAGCCCCGTCAAAAATCCAAGAAATTCCCTTCAAGGAACCGGGTCCAGTTATAACAAAATCATTTTCTGAAAAATTAAATAAGGGGCTGTAATTCATATCTATGGCAAATTGCTGAGCAGTAAAATCCCCATGAATTCTCATTTTCCGAAAAGTGGTATATAAATCTTCCAAACTTTGTGCTTCTAAAAAATCATATAGATGTCCATTCTGGAAAATTTCATCATCCCAAATCCGAAAATGAGCACGGTGTTTACTCAAATGTTTTATGTAAGCATATTCTGGAAAGGGATAAAAGAAACATCCTATGATATAGGCATCTCCATAAATAGACACACCCTCCTTTATTTTTTCATCTAAAAACTTAGCAATATTTTCAAACCCTGTTTCATAGGTAATATCACCAAATTCCTTTTCAAGCAAATCCCAGGTTTCACACTTGTTAAAATGCTTAAAAAGCAAAATTCGAAAAAACATATCTTCCGGTTCATACT